CGGAAGTAAAGTGACAATTATAAACTTCGCTCAACTGAGTTACCTCGCTTAACAATCCTTTTTCCGCTCTAGCCTCCATCAAATATTGTTGATCAGACCTGCTGAAAGAAATATTCAATACTGGTGATCCTTCTCTCTTTAATCCTAAATAAAAGATTCCCTTTTCGATATCTTTTTTTCTATCGTTATTGAACAACGATTTTTGATCGGCTTTCTGAACTGCTAAAAATAAAATTTCTTGGGACTCTTCTGTGCTTTGCCCGGAAGCGAAGGCCGTGTAGGAAGAATTCATTATATTTCTTGCGGCATTTTTTGTTGGATCATAAGTAAACAGCTTTGATTTGTTTTGCTTTGGAAGACTTAGGATCTCATAATGTGGCTTAAATGATTCTTTCGGTGCTTGAGAGCGACTTATTTTGTTTAGAGGGTTGACAACCAATTGTACGAGTACGTCTCTAACAAACGATCTTAAGAAGTAAACTTCTCTTTGCTTCTCCACGACTTTCTTTGTCCAGAAATCTACAAACGTTCTTAACGGTATTGGGAAGCGAGAAAGGTTGAAGCTTCTCTTTTTATTATTAGAGTCTGTAAACTCAAAGTTGCCAGTGACAATGTGAAACTTGCCCTGGACACTGCCTCCGTCGACTCGGCTCCAGATATCCAAACCCAATTCTTCATTAAGTTCACCATAACTACTTTCCATAATTGAAACGGCGGTGTCGATAATATCTCCAAAGTAAACCCATCTTAAATCAACTTTACCTTGAGGATCGCTATCGTCAACTTTTGGTTTAGCCACTGCAAAATATGGCATTTTCATTTCTTCACTGGTAGAAGTTTTTTCCTTGACGCTTTTCTTTACTTCATCTGTATATTTTTTCATTTGTTCATCAAGAGAACCGCCGATGCCTTGTGCATTTCCGAACCTTTGTCCTGTTTCTAATTCTTTAATAAAATTTAATAGAGAACTCTGTCGTTGTCGTCGTTGCGCCCGGGCTTCCTTTGCCTGTTTCTTGGCCTTTTGACCGGAACCTTCTCTTTCGCCCGCTTGAATTGTTTCTAGTTCTTCCTCTGTGAACCTAGATGCAAAAAGTTTATTATTATATTCTCTGATTAGAGATCTAGAAACCGATGTTCTATAGCTTTTTATCGGCATTGTGTCATGCGCCCTGCTAGCCCAGTCTTGCTTAGGTGTTATGAGTTCTCTTACCATGCGATTATAGGCTTGTATCCTTTTACCTTTTTCTGTTAAACCCGAGGCTCTTTTAAAATCTTCAAGCACTTGTCTTCTAACAAAGTAGTTAAAGACACTTCTAGTCTTTTGATCTCGAAATTCTTGGAATACGTCGTTCATCAAATCTTGCGGATCTCTACTTATCCGGTCTTGGGTGCGCGACAAGGATTCGTAGAATTCCAGAGGCACGTTGGTGTTGAGCAGGGACCGAAATGCATCTGCATTTGTTCTCACTAGATAGTGGGGCGCTTTCGGTTTGGCGGCGTCTACCCCCGTTCGAAAATCTCGCACATAGTCCTCGTTAAAAAAATCAGACCAACTTAAAGTCTCTAGTACTGGGATCACGGTTGTGTCGCCATTAAAAGCTCTTGTTACTGCTTGTTTTGCATTTTGATATGTTATGTAATCTCGGCTGCTTTGAATCTTATCAATGTCTGTGCCGCTTAGTCCCGATAATAGTATATTTGAACCCTTCGAGGTTATGGCGGACTCCACACTAGCATTGAAAGTTATGTCCATTTCAAATGCTCCGGAGGGAGTATCGAAAAGCGGTGATATTGTATGCCTTTGTAAATTTAAAAAGAAAGATACATTTGTGTTCTCTATTTCTTTTTTAAGTGCTTCAGCGTATTTTTTTCGCGAGAGCCCTTGAGGAAGAGGAAGTGCGCGGACGGCATCTTGAATTACCGCATCATCTGGTGCAGTGTACCCAACGTCAACACGAATCCTAAAGTATTTTTCATTATAAACTTGTGTATCTGACTCTGGGTTTCCGGTTATGTATCTTTTTGGCCTTTTTATCAAATCGATGAAAGATAGTTTTCCTTTCTGTTCGCCATCTTTATAATTGTATTCTTTGAATAATGCTTCTATACTTGAGAAATAAAGTTTTAAGTTACAGTCAATGAACGTATCTACCTCGCCTGGGTGTGTGCCAAGGTAGTCAAAGGAAAACTCCTTGAGCCCTACTGCTAGTTGGCCGGGAAAGCCACCGCCATACTGATTGGCACCCAGATCAACCCTTTCCTCTTTCATATTATTAAAAGAAAATTGGGCTAAATTTCCCTTCATATCTTTTTCATCCTTATAAAACACTTTGTATATTTTTACATAAGGATTGAGAGAGGAAATTATTTCTTTTGGTAATCTCTCTGTCAAATTAAATCTTTTGAATTTGTCACCCTCTTTGGCGCTCTCCAAATCCGCTAGAAAAGTTATGTTATCTTCTCCATCTTTAAGCCTCTCTACGTATTCATAACCTTCATATAGAGAGGTGCCCTTGAGACCGGAGAACAATGGCAACAATCTAATCATAAAACCTTGTTCGTCAAATGAATCTAATTCGTTAGTTTTCTTACTCATAATATCACGTTAACGCAAGTATGTCCTGCAAAGGAAGCGGGACATAGACAAGATCTCCATAAGAATAGTCACCCTCCAAAGGCTTCTGATTAAACCATGGGATTACCCACCAATATCTGGAACTGCCATAATATTGTAATGCCAGTTTATAAAACCTGTCGCCTTGCTTCCAGATGTGTTTCTGCATTGTTATACCCTCAAGCTCTTCCGCTGTGGGATATTTTATTGTTGGTGTGGAGTACTGCCTAATAAACTTTTGATCTCTATCTCTAAAATAATTTCTATAAAGTCTTTTATTGTTTATAAAAGTATATTTTGAATTTCTGTTACTCATTTAAATGTCCACCTTCTGTCCGAGAAGCAAGTTGCCTTCGGCGTCTCTAATTGGCCCGGGGGCTTCGTCTAAACCTGAAGTCCCGGCGCTTTCGACGCTCACTGGGGCGAACTCAGTGGAATCACCACCTGTCCCTGTTGCCGCAAGAGAGTTCCTAAGATCTGACGGTTGTGAGGCGTATGGTAAATTGTTGTGATCAAAGTTATTTCTGTTTGTCCAAGAGGGTGATACCTCGTGAAGTGGATAAAAATTGAAACTCAGGTTTATAAGTTTTGGATATGTGTATCCGTTTTTAACAACATAAAAACCTTTTTCAATATCAAATTCATAATTAAAATTATCTATGTAACCTTTCTGGCCAGTTTTGTTTGTACTCTCTGCATTTACCGATGTAATGTTACCAAGATTTGCTTTCGAATCAACAATCAAATTAGCGAATTTAACTCTAAAGATTGGATCGCCACCTGATTTAACATATTTCTGTCTCACAAAGCCTGTTTCAGATTGTGGAACCTCCTCGGTCCTGGGGTACAAGAGCTTCACCATGTTTTTAACTTCTGCCAAATTTATTATTGCATCTTCCAAGCTAAAGGTTGGGAGAGATAGACTTAAAGTTATCACCCGCTCAATACCGGTGACCTTTCTTAAAGGCTCATAGTGTCCGACAAGATTCTCTGATTTAAGTTGTGTTGTAAAGCTTTCATTGTATGAGGTGAGAAAAGCTCTGAACTTCACTTCTGAGTTAGCGTGAATACCTTTGATCTGAATATAAAGGCCATATTTGTTGGCTAACGCTGTGGCGTAATCTGTTTGGTAAGATGGTGGTCTTTTTATATCTCCAGAGTTAACTTGTCTCACCAAAGCTCTGGGATCTAAAAATGGTCTGTCATTGTCGGACATTACAACATGCTCCTATCATAGTAATTATCAGGCTGGCTAAATTATGTTGTATTAAAGATTGAAAGCTGATTTGTTGTTTTACCTTCAACAAATTCTCCCAACACTTTGCCGTCAAGAATAATATTTCCGCCGTTATTAGAGGATACCGAAGCGAGCCCGTTGGTTATAGCGGCTGCAATGTTATTCATATCACTCTTTGTTGCGAACTGTGCAGACTGTGCTGCATTGTGGATTGCGGCTCCTCGGCGTGGCATTGCGATTGTTTCGCCTTGATGGACTCTTGCCACAGTCATGCCGCCCCCAAGATCAGGCCCAGCAGCGTCACCCATGCGAAGACCAGATTGAAAACCTTGTGGCTCACCACCACTATCACTATCAGATCCGCCAAACAAGCCGGCTAGAAGAGCGGCACCCCCAAATACGAGCCCAAAAGGAGATTTTTTCCATATCGTCGACAATACATTTAAAGAGCGGCCCATCTGGACGATCTTTGTAATCAAGAGGCCGATTGTGAATGCAACCCCTATTCCAGAAGATAAGATCGTACTTAGTCCGTCAATAAGCAGACTGAACGTTCTAACAACAGGCTCCATACTAATAAACAGTTGTTGCATTGTTAAGCTTAGCCGCTCCATTATAGTACTGGTTTGGCGTGCTAACTCTGCCATTGTTTCTTGTTTCTCTGCCTGTGCTTCTGCTCTGGCAGCATTAACCTCTAAACTTGTATTGAAGAACGCTGCTGCGTCTCCAACTGACTTAAATCCTCCAGCGGTGGCGAGCGCCTTTTTCTCAAAACGACCTAGGTCATCAAAACTCTTGCCGCTAAGTGCTAGTGTTTCATGTAGTGTTTCAAGTCTTTCTGACTCTGTTGCGTAAACCATCTCGACAGAATTAAGATAAGCGCCGCCAAGAATAGAATTTAATTTTGCAGTTGCTTGCGCTGCGCCCTCAAATGTGTCAAATTGTTGGGCAACGCCCATAAGATTACCCATCGCAAGACCAGTTTGTTGAGAGGTCACTGCCAATTCTTTAAATACTTGGTCCATGTTGTCGCCGTGAGCGATGAGTTCTGGCGCTAATTGATTAAATTCTGTAATGAAAGTGTTGACATCCACATTTAAGGCGCGTCCGAACTGAATTAGTCCTTCTGTTGCCGCCATTGATTGTTCCACGGTTAACCCAAGAGACTTATTAAATGTCTGAAATGGTCCTGTGCCCGATATACCTGCTTTCTCAAGAACTCCGAAGAATACAACCAACTCCTCTCTTGCTTGTGCGGTTCCTGTTTGGAATGCTGTAACTTCTTTTGTAAGTGTACGCGCAGCATTAAAGGCATCCTGAAAGCCCAGGCCCATCATTCTTAGAGAATCTGCACCTTCGCGGACTGAAGCGGCAAGACCACCAGTTGCTCCCGTGGCACTGATGAATCCTGCTGTGGCGTCGAACATACCTGTTGCGAGTTGCTCAAGATTAGAGGCAAGAAAGCCAGCTAGATCGATTTTCTTTAATGACTCGGAAAGACTGGCGCTACTTGTAAGTATATTTGTAAAGGCACCGGTCATGGTGTCTTCGAACTTTGTTCCAAAACCAAGCAAAGCGGCAAATTTGCCAACTGACTTATCTAAATTTTTCTGATTTTTTTCGTCTAAATCTCGTTGTTTTCGCTTTTCTTGAGTTATGTTTATTTCCTTTTTTAGTTTTTCCTGAAGTCTTTCAATCTCGGCTTTATCATTTTTGTCCTTGGCATATGCCAAATCTTGCAACAATTCTGCTCTTTTGAGAATAAGATCTCTTTCCTGTATGCTTAAGTCTAAACTTGTTTGCGCCTTCTCTTGCAATTTGATCGCTTGACTTAATAATTGGTCTGTGTCAGAATATGTATCTCTTAACAACTGTTGCTTTTGTTGTAGTGCCGCTATCTCTTCGGCATTCTGTTTTTCTTGTGCAGAATAAGTTTTACCAGTCGCCTCTTCAATTTCTGTTTGAAGTTCTAAATACTTTTTCTGGGCTTCTACTAACTTTTCGTAATCTATCGCCATTGGTTAACCCTCATGACGTAAATGGCCACGGGATCCCGGTAACTTGTTGAAATCTGGCCGCTGTTTTGTTCGTCTTGGCAAGACTTGTTCTTGCCTGTGGACTATTTGCGCCATGTCTGATAATATCTTCTAAATGGCGTTTCTCCATGCCTAGAGCGGCTGCAAGCGAAGCTATCTCTCCTGGGGTACCTCTAACGTCTAAGAAGGGCTGTACACCCGCTAGAATCTGTTTTAAAGCATAACCTAGTTGAGCACCCATCTGGGTGTAGGCATTTTCTTCAAGGTTGCCTTTTCTCTTGAGACCAAGGTCAATAGTTATCTTTTGAATTTCGCCACTGTTTTCCATAACATAGTCCTCTACCATATAATTAGAACCTTCTACTTTTTATATGCCTTTTCAATTGCTTCTTTTTCTTCCTTCATTTGCTTGACTAGTCTTTCCACAAACCAAGCACGAAGCTTGATAGGAAGATTGTATGCCTCTGTGAAACTCCAGCCTCCATGATATTTTAAAAAGAAGAATTGTTCATACACGTTTTCCATATACTCACTGCTTAGGCCAAAAAAACTCCGCCGTTAACGGCAGTTCAACCTCCTCCTGCTCGCCGCAGGTGTCGCAAACGTGTGTATCCGCCAACTGTAAATCTGGGGAAACATGGGAAAACATTTTTCTCAAGTGTCTACCATCCAGTGCTGGCATGTTTGCTATTAAATTGTTGATATCTTCTGGCCTATTCGAACCATTAACTGTCCGGATTATCATTCTTAACTGGTCAGTCAGTGGAGACTCCGGAAGGTTTTTCTTTCTTTTTGATTCTGCCATTTGCAAAATTCTTTTTTCGTCGGCTCCCGTCAATAAAGAAAACTCGACATTAACCTGTGTCTTTGGCAGAACTGTGAAGAATAGATCTCCTCTAACATGTTCTACGCCATCGCAAAGCTCTGTTGTTTTAACCTTCTTGGATTCTTCCAAGTCAAATTCTGCTTTTGAATTTGTACCACATACTGGACAAGTCACTGTAACATTATACTCTGGACCATAGCCTGTTATTCTGGAGGCTACGAGAAGTGCATTCTTGTCTCCGATATAAAGACTATCCGCTTTAATATTTCTATCAACAATTACATTTTGAAGTAGACGATCCAAAGCTAAACCCTTCTTGAGTAAAGAGGGTGAAGATAAAATATCTTCGTCTTTAGCCGTCATGTACTTGATCTCAACTGTTGTTTGATTGTGTAGTGGATGATCCTCTGGGTAGTATTGTCCTCCGGAAGGGATCTCTACATGCTCTGTTGGAACAGCATAAGAAAATGCGTCACCACCTGCTGTGGGTGCCGCGTTTGTTGCTATAGGCGTATCTTGATTTGGCGTAGCGCCGATACGCTCTTCATTATTTCTGACTGACATTATATCCTCTTAATTATGGTTTCTCAATTAGTTGTGCGAAATCATATCTAAGTGTCATAGAAATTTCTACCATATCAGTGCTGCCATAATCAAGACTACCGAAGTTTACGTCAAGAATCCATGGATTGAAAAGTTGCCACTCCTCAATAACCTGATTTGGTACATCATCAACTGTGCCAATTTGCCTCAATTTGACCTTACCGCCTAGTGCGTCTGTTGCCTCTGCTTTAGAAGGTGTGAATAGACCGGGGCGGAGAGGTTCTCTGATCAAGCGATCTGGGACGTCGTAACCAGACAAGCGAAGCTTATTGTAAAGCATCATTGAAGTGTCTGGGTCGATTGGGTCTACCAATGTGACCGCCACTGTGTTCCATGTAACCTGCCCTGGGTAATAAAACTGATGTCCGAAGAATTGATGAGTTGTCTCGCTTACTGAAAAGCTCGGCTTTTGTACTGTCTTAATGACAAAAGCGTCAATCCCGTCCAAGTTTAGAAGCCAGCGATGTTGTCGCTTTGGCTCCAGTCTAGCATCTGCCCAAAATTTTTCAGCCATTAGTTTTTATCTCCTCTGCAAATAAATAGTTAGTGGTGAAATTAATCATCGAAAGCCGCTCCCGAATCAGTAACTGTAAAGTCAAGTGCTACAAACTCAATTGCACGAGCAGGCTTTAAGAACACCTTTGCATACATGATATTTCTATCAATAAGTTCTGGTGTTGTTGTTGAAGAATCAAGGATAACTCGGAAGTCCTCTAGACCTTGAGCAGCCTTGATACCGCTTAGAAGTGACTCTACGCGGTTGGAGAATCGGTCCCAGGTGGCCTGTACGTTCTGTTCGAACAATGTTGTGGCAGCAATTCTGGAAACTTGCTTCTTAATGAAAATAAGAAGTCTTCTCACGTTAACTCTGTCAAGAGCCGAAGGCGTTACTTGAAGAGTCTTTTGTCCGAAGACAACGATACCCTCTGCTGGGAAAGTAGCAATTGGGTTAATATTTGCGCCGTAGAGATCATCTCTCTCCTTCGCAGTAAGCTGATGTTTAACACCAACAACTGGGAGGCCGGCTGCACCCTCACTCAAACCACCGCGTGTGAATCCAGCGGGAGCGAACCAGAGTGCCTTCTTTCTTTCACTATTGGAAATTGTTCCAAGAGCGACGACCGAAGCTGGGATATCAACAAGCTGTGCTGTGTTGGTATCTCTGATTTGTACATACGGGAAGTATGCAGCAGCGTAACTGCTGTTGATATTGCGAAGCTTGAGGTTTCTAACAGTCTCTGTAACGTCAGGACGACGAACAGCGGCTGTGCTTGTGTTCTCTGTACGAGGCACGTAGTCGCCTTCAAGGTCGATAATTGCCATAGCGTCCGCTCTTTCCTCACAAGTATCAATAAGATGACTTGTCAAGGTAGAGTTCGTGATACCGGGGATGGTTGCCAAGTTATACTCAACAAACTCTGGGTCTCTCAATGTATCGATAGCTCTTTTAATCGAATGGAAACGGTAGTCGTTGTCTCCGGTTGGGGTCGCAACAAACGCATTGTTTCTAAAGGCGTCTCTCTCGGTAATATCCAATCCGTCGAAACCACCGTGGAAGAGGCAAGTAAACCTGTTGAATCCACCAATGTGTCCCAAACCAGAATTGAGAGTCGAACCGGTAAGAACAGCACCGAAGCCGTAGCGAGCACTCAAAGAGCGATTCGCGGCTGTGGCGTTACGAGATCCAGAAACATATACGGCACCTTCATCGAGCGAGCCTGACAAGTTGTCAAGCGAGAAGATATAAGGTACAGTTTGAGATACGTTGGAATCTACGTCAAGATCAGCACTAGCTGCTCTAAGGAGGTCTACGGTACTCTCTTCATATGTGTTATACGATCCGGAACGGCCTGTGTGTACACCGAAGTAAGCGTCTGTGAAAGAAGCCATGTCTCCGTCTTTAGCGTTAATTCTCAATGGAACAACTGGCATGTAATAGGAGGCTGTTAACAAGCAAGGATGGGCAATTTCGAGGGGGGAAGCATTAGGTCCGCCGATATTCTCGGCTACGAATGCGGAGGACGAATTGTTCAAGAATATTACCGGATAGTGAGCAATGTCGTTGTTTGCGCGAAGAATAACATTATTAAGAGTTGTTCCTCTTTCGTCCGCCTGGTTGTCAATGTTGCCGGAGATTCGAATCATTCCGCGCCATGCGGGGGTTCCAAAGAATCCAAATGGAAGAAGGCGAGCGTCAACGGCACCGTTGTCTACCGCACTATTCATTTCTACACGAACGAACTTAGACTGATTGTTATAATCGCCATATTCTCTAATTCTTTTTTCTGTATTATCCCATGCAATATTCTTGTCTCCAATCTTTCTAGCGATATAATCGACAGAATTAGGATTAAGATTACAGTTTGAGAATCTTTCTACAACAACTGGAGCCTTATCGTTATCTTCAATTCTACGAAGAGTTACGCTAAACGTTCCGTAATCGTTAGAGTTGTTCGAAGCGGGTCGAATAGACTCAATACTAACTTTAAGATTGTTTTGAATCCATGCACCCTGATTCAAGCCAACAAGTCTGAATAATTTCTGTTGGTTGTCTGGTACATAATTTTCTGCTGCTCCGAGGTCCTGGCCGATAATCCAACCAGTTCTAGCATCTTTGGTTTCAAATGCGTGGTCGGACCAGTTGTTACCAGTCTGAGTTTCGAGACCGACAAGAAACGCTCGATTAATATCTCCTTGAGAACTTAAACCAGTGTTCTGTACATTAAGGTTAGGAACTGGCATTGTTCTGTTTGCGATACCTCCAGCCAATTGCGTGTCTCCGATACTACCTGTGCGAAGTGCTGTGTCGAAAGTCTCACCCAAGAAATAATTCTTAGTGTCTGAAGTAATTTCAGTATTCAGGCGAGTTGGATCTGTATTCAATACCTTTCTAATATATTTATCGTCATTTCTATTAAAGTTAAATTCGATTTTCTCAGCTTCATCAGGGGTTGCTATCTGTGCAATTGTACCGATTGACAGGACAAAATTTCCGTCATCGTTCGGCTTGAACACAACTCCCTGCGAAGCCGTGGCTACAAAGTTAGTTGCACTACCGGACAAACATGAGCCAGATAGGGCCACTGTGTTGGTGCTGTTTGTATAAAGAACAGCAGCCAAAACTGCCGACGTCCCAGACACATTTGTCGTAGGCAAAGAGGCTGAGTTCATAACGAACAAGCCGTAAGCTCCACCTGCGGTGTATTGGGCAACACTACCAAAATTAACTGGTGAGGTTTTGTTTGCGCCACCCCAACCAGCATAGCCTTCACTACTAGGATTGTTTGATTGATCACCAAGCAACCTCATAACAGTAATAGGCGAGTTGTTTCTAAGCCAAGCCTGGGCTGCATATGCAGCAGGCGTCGGTGCAAGTGTGTCTCCATCTCTCCACACGTCGTTACCTTTACCACCAGCTTGTGGTTCTCCGAATACGGTAACGAATTCCGAGAATGAGTTAACCGTTACTGGGCGAAGCGCAGGGCCTCTAGCCGTTCTACCAATAACTACTGGGCCAATCTCTTGACCGGTCTCAGGAAGGGCGGAATTATCAATTTCTTGAAGGAACACACCCGGAGAGACGAATTTAAACTTTTTTTCTGCCATGACACACAATCTCCTTTTACAGAATAATTCTTAAATAAGTAGTAAGAGAGCGTCGGAAAAGAACTTTTAGTCTCTATAAAATCCTCTCTTATCAATGTCTTGAGGAATATCACCCATAATCACATGCTCGCGAGGCAGCTTAACCTCTACAGCATTCTCCCTAATTACGATTTTTGGCTTCTCTTCATTAACGTCGTCGCCAATCAAATATCCCAATACTTCTATAGATATAGTTGTTTGATAAGATCTTTCATCTTCGCCTAAAGATGCAACATTGTTGTTCTGAGCAAAGTTGTCTTGAATAAATGCTTCATACTGATGCTCGTCCCTTTCAATTGTAAAGGTGTTGATTCCGCCTGTCCTAGACATGAATGGTGTTACTATCTGATTCATTTGTTGTTGATACTGGGCAGTTACCACCACGTCGTAATTCATTGTGACATATACCGGCATTGGAATCGAAATACTTTGGTATACAACCTTGTTCTTCTTTCTTGTTGGAAAATTAATTTGGTGGCTACCACCTTTAGCATATCGGTGAACGTCAGCATTTACGAAGTTCTGTGTTTTGTCTTGATTGATTCTTCTCGCCACCACAATTGAACCGCCTTGTGCATCGGCAACTGGTGGAATGTTTCCGTAGAAGATTCCTTTTCTGTTTGGATCTTTTACAACAGAGGTTCTCTGAACCGTCATAACTGGTAACACCAAGAAGTCACCGTCGTTTCGCACGTCTCTATTGTTTTTTATCTGAAACGCTCTTTCTGCGGAGAGCCAGAGCACGGGCACCTTTTTAAATCCGCCGTTGGTGTTGCAAGAAAGATTAAATTGTTCATCGATATATTTATAAACTGCTTCGTCTATAGTTTCCAGAGTCGAAGGAGTGATTATCCTTTCCTCAATGATGTTCGAATCGTCCGTCCCGTTGTTATCATCATTCGCCATTGAATAGACTCTCCCTTGAGTAAATGCACTTAGCAGAGATCTCCATCTTATGGTCGACTTGACCAAAAATTTGTACTGGTTCATCCAAAGTTACGATCTCGTAATAATTATCGCCATACTGAACAAAATCTCCAACTCGTACATTAAGATCCTGATCTTCAGTAAGTCTTCTTTTGTGAAAATGAATTGTGATGCTTGAATATTTGTCGACTGCGACATTGTTCATGTATGTTGTTGCCTGCCCATCCCAATCGATAAGAACATATACTCTGATTGGTGGCAAGAATGTTTTTCTAATGGCCTCTCCGTAAATTGGATGATAGTTTGTATGCTCCTGACTTATTGGAAAATACAGAACTTGTTGACCAACTACGTCCTCTATAAGCTCATCGTTGATTTGTTTAATCAAGTCCCTTTCTTTCTGTCCGACAAAAAGAGGAGGCGGCGGAGCCGCTGGTTGAGACCATTTATTCTTATCGTTAGACATTTATTTATCCTTGGAATATTGGTAGAGGCATCTTCTCTTGAACCTTCATAACAGAGTCGGTCTTAGCGGCTGTGCTCTCCGCAAGCTTGACATATGAAGTATCCTCAAGAATTTGCTTAAGTTCCTCTCTAAGAGCAGCCTGCTCCTCTTTGCCCTGAGATATTAAGGCATCCCCATTGAGAGATAAATTGTTGCCTGGGATTGGTATTGTTCCAAACTTGCTTCTAATCTGTCCAAGCATTTCCTTGCACAGAGATAAAGCAAATCTTCGAATCCATTGCTTACCAATTGAATTTATATGCTCGTATATAATATTTTTAAACGGAAGTGTGTTAAGATTATTCACACCACCAACGTTATTGGTTCGATTCGAATCTTCTTCCCAAGGCTCCTTCTCATTTGAGATAACAAACTCAACCCACATTTTCTTTGGGCCGGAAGTTGTGTTTTGTGGAAAGATTCTTAATTTATTATTTTTTAACTCATATGAGTAATGAGAGTTTCTAGTATATATGGCATCTTCGAAAGACATAGCTTGTTGTTTGTTTTGCCAAACAGGAACTATTTGGAACTGAGAGTCATCGGCATACTGCCCATAGTTCTGGAGGTTTCCGATTGTGTTCAGACCACCGTAGTAACCATAGAATCGCCACATTGCAGAAGGAGTTTTATAATATACTTTTCTTATTAATAGCCTGTTGTTGCCAACTTTGTTATAATAAGGGAAGTCTTCATTAGCTGATGACGCCGCAGAAGAGCTAATTATTTGCTGGAGATCATAGTCCTGAATTCCAGCCGTTGTATCGAACGAAGCTGAGTAAACTGTCTCGTAACCATTTAGATTAACCTCGTTTGAAAAAGCTTGACCAACCTTTCTCTCGTAAGCAAATGAAAGATTAGGATACTTCTCTGCGACATTACCGCCACCGTATAAGCCATGATCTAAACTTGAAGAGATCGCGTCACCCTTGTATTCTCCCTTACTGTCGAAACTACCAGTTGCAGAGCCAAGCAGATCTCCAAGAGAATTCTTTCCTTGATGGAGATTAACTAGATACGAGTATTCTAAAACTGCTTCTTCATAAGCTGCGTAAACTTGTGTTTCTGTAATTTCTATATCGAGGATATCGCCGCCAAGCTTATTATAAACATAAGCAACTTGATCTTGAGCGCCTGTAATAAAGTCTACACTGCCAGTATACATTCCATATACAACAGAGTCTAAAACTTGTGTACCTCCTGCTGCGACCCCGATAAAAGTTCCGGAAGCAGGGAGTGTAATTGAACTAGTGACACTAGTTGGAGATAAGTTTGTTGTAGCCATTCATTTGATCCTCTGTTATAAATAGTTTTGTTGAAAAGAAACCCCCCTCTCCAAAAGGAAAGGGGGGCCATAATTAAGAAATAATTATTGAGATATTAACATTAGCTTGTTGCGAACACGGATGCGTTT